TTCTTGGATGGCGAACTCTTCTGCAAGGACATGGACTTCGAGCAGATCACCAGTGCCGCCCGTGGTTCGGAGAGTCCCCATGCGCCCAAACTGGAATTCCACTGCTTCGACTATTTTCGTATTCACCAACTGGATATGCCGTTCTTGGAACGCTATGCCATACTTCAGGACACTATCAAGGAAATAAATCACCCAGGGGTCAAGATCGTCCCAAGGTTTCGTGGAAGTTCCAAGGAAGCAGACAAGTATCATGACAAGTTTGTGGCAGAGGGTCACGAGGGCGTGGTGATGAGGGTGGCAGAAAGTCCCTATTTGCTCAATAGGCGCTCGTCCCAGTGCATTAAGTACAAAAAGATGATGACCGAGGAGTTTGAAATCGTGGGAGCCGAGGAGGCGGAAGGCAAAGACCGCGGGACACCCATCTGGGTTTGCGAGACCAAGGATGGCGACACATTCAAAGCCAGGCCCAAGGGAACGATGGAAAGTCGAAGGGAAATGTGGAAAAACCGAGGCAAGATGATGGGTGAAATGCTTACCGTGCAGTTCCAGGGGTTCACTCAAGACGGCGTACCCCGCTTCCCCGTGGCGCTCGCCGTAAGAAATTATGAGTAATACTAATATAATGGTCTCTGCGGAGCAAATTCACAGTCTTAGGTTATCTAAACCAAATCTTATGCTGATTAGTGTAGGTTCTTCTATACATTTTAAGAATTGCAGACTTCCAAACTCAGTCAACTTTCCTATGGGAGAGTTTGATCGAATCAATGCCATTCTTGCTGGCGAAAATGATTCCAAGCGAATTGAAATGAGGTCCTATGAAGAAAAGGTGCTTCGGGAGCGCTCGGAACGCCTCCTCTTGGCGCGTGGCAGGGTGATCACGGCTACCGATGATGCCAACAATGCTCGCGTGGCAGAGAATAACGCCAGAATTGCTTTTGAAAAAGTAAGACCATTGAAAGACATCGAACCTATGCAGTTTACTGAAAATTCTGATAAACTTGCAAAAGCTAATGAATTGAAAATTAACAAAGAGATAGAACTTGAGAGGGCCTTCAGAATGTATGATGCCGAGGTTGCCAGACAGAATGAACCCATCGTGATGCCGACGACGAAGCCTGGTACACCAAGTGAACCACCCAAAAAAGCCAAAAAGGTAACTTACATGGATGTGGAAAAGCGAGGCGAAGGACTTTTCTCTGGCACGGGTCGAATGTTTCCTGGCTTCAATCAGGCCATCGTGCTTTACGGAAACAACAAAGAGTCTGTGGTGGCCAAGATGGCCAAGGTTCACATGAACACTTATGGATTCACTAATATCTTCGTACTCGAAGATGGTTTGGAAGGGTGGAGGGACAAGGGTCTTCCAGTGGAGGGAGATTGTGATGTGATGTTAATTAGAGAATACATTCGTTAGTAGGATAAATGACAGAAATTCGTGTTGAGAAGCATGGGTTCGTACGTCTTGTCGATACAATGCCCAGGGAGGATCTTGACCACGCCATAGTGCAAGCCGCCCGAGTGTCGTATGGAGAAGGCACCAAGAGTGTTCGGAGTGATCGCGGACTGATTCGCTATCTGCTCCGTCACGCCCACACAACTCCTTTTGAGATGGTGGAGTTCAAGTTTCACATAAAGATGCCCATCTTCTTGGCTCGGCAGCACATGCGTCATCGGACTGCCAGCATCAATGAGATTTCGGGACGCTATTCACAGTTGCCCGAAGAGTTCCACGTTCCCTCCGAATTCCGTGGTCAGTCCAATGTGAACCATCAAGGTTCCGACGGAGTTCTGGATTCGCCAGATTCCATGGTACTGCTAAGGGATCAAAAGGCTTCGTGCGAACAGGCATTTGAAGTCTATCAACGCTTGCTTGACCATGGAGTTGCCCGTGAGACGGCGAGGGAACATCTACCTCTGTCAACCTACACCGAGTTCTATTGGAAGATAAACTTACACAACCTTCTTCACTATCTGCGTCTCAGGATGGACAGTCATGCCCAACCAGAGATCCAGTTGTATGCGAATGCGATGTACGACCTCATAAAGCCGCTAATTCCAGCGGTCGCCGAAGCCTACGAGGACTACATTCTTGGGTCCGTGACCCTTTCTAAATTGGACCTCGTGAAAATAAAGCAAAATCTTCTTGAGGGGGCGCATGAACCCTATCCTTCACAGAGTGAGGAACTAGAGTTTTCAGCGAAGCTCCGTATTCTTGGGCTCGTCTAGACTTGTTCGGAGGCTTGTATCGCTCACCGGGACCAAGTTCGCGAGGGTCATAGGTCTTGGGCGGAGGAATAACCATTTTTGCTTTGGGTTCTTTAGGAACCATGTCCCGATCTTCTGTTTCCTTTTCCTGCAAAGAGGCTGAAATGATTCTCTGAATCCTTTTCCATGTTTCGTCATCAAGTTCTCCGCCGCCCAATTCATCTTCACGGAATCCGTAAGAAAGGTAGATCGCCATGCGTTCTTCAAACGTCTTTCCTTCGAGTTTCACGATGAGTTCTTGATATTGTTTATTTGTGATGATGTGATATTTGTGCAGAGCCATGCCACATCCTTCCACCGGACAGGATGGATAGTAGCGTCGTGTGTTTCTATCACAACGTTTGTGACATGGTTCATCATTATCACTTAATCGGACATCAAGTTTATCAATTATATTTTTATTACATATTGAACATTTTGATAAAGGAATGAGATTGAGACGACATGCTTGATGAACGTGGTGACCACAACGGACATGGGCTTTGCAGACAAACGGAATATCTTCACCACAGATGCTACACATTCTAAATATCTTCCACGTCTTTCCTTTAACGCTTCATCACGTGACCACACATCCTGCAGGTGATGAATAAGGTCATAGGCTCGTCTGCGGATCTCGTCTGCTTCTCCACGTAGGTCGTCTTCATGGACTTGCACTTACCGCACTTGAACATACCGTCGTCGTACTCCTCGGGCTTCTTTTCGACCACCTCCTTCTTGGGTTCCTGATACCAGAGATCCCATATCTCCTTGGTGTCGAAGGTGTTTGGCTTGAGTTCACCCGACTTAATCCTGTCCAAAAACATGGACTTGTCGTTGTTGCGAATCGCGTAGATCAGTGATCGCATTCGACTTGCGTAGAGACGTTTGAACTCTGGATTTTTCCAGTTTGCTCGCGTCTCATTTTCCGTGATAACTGTGGCGTTTTTGAAAGGCTTTGGTACCTCAATCATGTAGTCGCCAAGGTTCGACGAAATGTGTTCCGATATTTTGACATGTTCGGTTTTGAGTTCATCGTCTGCATGCTTCTTGTCCAAAAATGATGCCCTCTCTGCACGCGTCCAACATTCATTGGAGTTTATGTAAATGTCCCGTTGTATCTGAACAAGTTTGGTCATCGTGTCCCTGCGAACGTGTGTGAGTTTCTCGCGTATCTTTTCCATCTTGCTAATACGACGCATATTCAGAAGGTGTAAAAGCCTCTTGAGAATGCGTTTCCTCTTGGTGATGTCAGGAAGGTCGAGGTATTCGTCTTCCTGGTTTATGAAGATCTTGGGCTTGAAGGAAGGCCGTCGAATGAAGTAGCGTTCCAGTTTTTGATTTATCATTGACATGCCCTTCATCTCATTTTCGATTTCTTCTATGTCTTTCTTGACTAGCACAAGAAGGCGTTTGAGTCGCGCCTGATCCAGAAGCCTCTTGCTTATATTTTTGATGGGTGGCACAAATGTTTCGCCAACCATCTGGTTCCTGATGGTCAAGAGACGTTCCTGCTTTTCCACAAGTGGTGTCTTGTGCCTGACCAGTCCACTTTCGGTGGTATCGAATATGTAGTTCTTCCTGGCGACATATTCCATCCACAACTTCGAGTTGAACTTTTGGATCTGGATGCGGGTTTCGTCCGCATTCCCTGGTTTCATTTGTCTGATGCACCAGTTCTTGGCACCCTTGCCGAGATGAATGGCCAACGCTCCCGCCTTGGTCTCACTCACCAAACCCGAAGATATGAGTGCGCTAGTCACGAGGGCGATGGACTTGTCTTCCATTTTGTTCCAATGCCCATTTTGGCATTGTTTTTCTCCCTGAATAATTATTTCAACTTTTTCACTTGTAGGGTTTGGGCGTTCCTAGTTCGCTTGACTTCATTGGGGTCCTGACCAGGCTTGGTGGCACCTCCTGACTTTTTGTATGTCTTCTGATGGAGATTCCAAAACTGAGATGAGCCGACCCTAAAGTTCGTGTGGATCTTGGCCTTGTACCAGAAGACACAGTCCTCAATTCGATTGGACTTGCTTGTGTTGTCCAAGACCAGAACCTCGTAGTTTTCCGTGCACGCAGTCATCACCTGGTTGAACATATCAAAATTGGGAAAGATTCCGAAGAAGGACTTGTACAACTTTTCGCGATTCTGGATGACGTTCTCGCGGGCGATGAACACGTAGTCCACGTTGGCGCGGAGGTCGGGACTCAGGTCCATGCAGTACTGCATCGTCAGCATGAAAAATATCTTCCAGTGGCGTCCGTTCATGAAACACTGGCGGATGCACGAGTCCTTGAGGAACTTTCGGTCGTACATGCAATCGTCCATGAGGATGAATGCACCGACGTCCCGTGAAGTCAACTCCGCCTTTCCCGGAGGAGGCTTGAGGTTCACCATCTTTCGCTGCCTGTCAATCACCCTCTCGATAATGTCCTTGTCATATTCCCCGTAGATGAACAGATCTGGAATGAACTGCTGATACCAGTGATTTCCCTCTTCGGTCGCAGACATAACTACGCCCGCCGGGAGATGCTTTTTGTGATATAGGATATCTGTCACCAACGTCGATTTTCCAGTCCCTCGCTTTCCAATGAACACGCAGACCTTGTCGTCACCCATTGAAGCGGGATTGAATTTTTTGAGCTGAACATTCATATCTATTAGTTGCATGTATTTTTTGAAATCTTTTTTTAACACATCATATTAGAATGCGGCTTGCCGTCACAGGATACCAAGATACTTTTCTAACCGGAGATCCACAAAAAAGTTTCTATCAAAAAGTTTTTACAAAACGTGCTGGGTACACGACCGAGAACCTACGCCTGGCATTTGACTCGGATATTCGTTTTGGAGGAACATCGCGATGTACTATAGATAATGATACATGTGATATCATCACCAGTTTCGTTCTAAACTTCACATTCCAAGAATCACAAACAGTTCTACAGGATGCGGGGCATGCTTTTGTAGAAAGAGCCGACCTGTTAGTTGGTGGACAGACTATTGTGAGTTTGACGGGTGAATACATGGCTGTAATATCGGATCTTACGGACACACAGCGCACGCGAAATAGCAATGACGCCATCCTTAAACGTAATGCGACTCCTACAAGTTATGGAACAACGTCCATCACAAGACAATTCCTAGTAGAACTGCCATTCTTTGGAAAGGGATTC